AACGGGGCGGAGTCATGGGAGGTGACGATTACCCGTTCGATGGTGTATCTAAGGCTGTGAAAGAATTACTGCCCAAGCATGAGGTTGGCTCAGAGACCGGCTGGAAGTGGTGGCGCGTGAGAAAGGTTTAAGGCATGGCGATTTCAGGATATGACCCCGACTACATCCCCGTATCTGTTGACGCGCCTCGTGCCTATGATGACGAGACGGGTATCCTGACACCGAGTCTGCAAGACCAGCCTATGGACGAGGAAGAGTTTCGCTCACGCGTTCGCCAGTCCATCGAAGACGCAGCAGTTTATATTGATACCTATATCGCCCCAGAGCGCGAAGCCGCGATGTCCTATTATCTGGGCAACTCGTTTGGTAACGAGGAAGAGGGCAGCTCGCAGGTTGTGCTCACAGAAGTGCGCGATACGATTTTGGCGATGCTGCCATCGTTGCTCCGTATCTTTACCGGCGGAGACAAGGTTTTAGAGTTTGTTCCGAAGACTGCTGAAGATGTCGAAGTAGCTGAACAGCAGACCGATTTCATCAACTATATCTTTATGCAAGAGAACCCAGGCTTCCGCATTCTCCATGACGCGATGAAAGATGCGCTCATTCTGAAAGAAGGCGTTCTGACTTGGTATAAGCGCGACGAAGAGACTGTCGAAGAGTACAGCTACTCCGGTCTATCGCAAGAAGAAGCAGCACTCATTGCTCAAGATCCAAGCGTCACGGTTTTGGAATACCGCGAAGAGCAAACCATGATGCAGCGCGCTAACGTGGTGACAATGTCGCCTGACGTTATGATGATGCCGCAGATGATCTCGATGCGGATTAAGCGCGTCATTCGCGAGCCACGCTATGTGGTTGAGTGCATTCCTGTTGAGCAATTCTTAATCGATAATCAGGCAACTTCGATCGATGACGCATTGATCGTTGCGCGTCGTAAACTCGCAACTGTGTCAGAGTTGGTAGCGATGGGCTACGACAAAGACTTGGTTGAGATGAACGCTGGCTCAGGTGGGTTTGAGCTGAATATGGAAACTCTGGTTCGTAACCCTGCGGACCAATCATTCTTTGGTGTAGCTAATGGAAACGACGAAAGCACAGACAAAGTCTATTACGTTGAAGCCTATATCCGCATCGACAAAGATGGCGACGGTATCGCTGAGCTGCATAAAGTCTGCACAGTCGGCAATGGTGGTTACATCGTCCACCAAGAAATAGTTACAGAAATTCCATTCGCAACACTTTCGCCAGATCCGACACCGCATACAATTTTCGGTAAGTCTATTGCCGATCAAACGATGGACCTGCAACTGATTAAGTCGAGCATCATGCGTAATACGCTTGACTCACTGGCTCAGTCTATCCGTCCTCGTACTCTTGCAGTTGAGGGCCAAGTCAACATGGATGACTTGCTCAACAACGAGATCGGTGCCGTGATCCGCGCCCGTAATCCCGGTGCAGTTGTGCCATTCTCGACACCGTTTGTCGGTCAGCCAGCGCTCGGCGTGATGGCCTATGTGGACGAGATCAAGACACAGCGCACAGGCATTTCTCGTGCGTCTCAGGGCTTGGATGCAGAAGCACTTCAAAGCACGACGCGTGCGGCTGTGCAGGCTCAGTTGTCCTCGTCGCAGGAACGCATCGAGATGATCGCGCGCCTGTTTGCTGATGGTTTGAAGCGCTGCTTTAAGGGTTTACTGCATCTCGTTACGCAGCATCAGGATAAGCCTAAGATCATCCGTTTGCGTAACAAGTTTGTCCCGATTGATCCGCGTGGCTGGACAGCCGACATGGATATGATCGTGAACATTGCTCTTGGACGTGGCTCAGATGAGCAACGGATGATGTTCTTGCAGCAGATCGCCGCGAAGCAGGAGCAGATCCTCCAGCAATATGGACCGAATAACCCGATGGTCTCGATCCAGCAGTATGTCTCGACGTTGAATCAGATCACGCAGTTGGCTGGCTTCCAGAACCCTGCGCAGTTCTACTCAGAGCCGACACCAGAGCAGGTGCAGCAATTCATGCAGTCTATGGCTCCTGAGAAGAAGCAAGACCCGGCAGAAATGCTTGCACAGGTTGAAGCAGAGAAGACCCGTGCCGATATTCTCATTGCTGCCGCAAAGCAGGAACTTGAGACCAAGAAGGCACAGGCTGATGCAGATCTTAAGCGTGACCAGTTGATCGCAGATGTGATGCTCAGACAGGCGATCTTACAGCAACCGGCACCACAGCCGATGATGCCACAGGGGATGATGTATGGTTGAGGAAGCGGACCTCCATAGAGCCGCGATAGCACTGAAAAACAGTATCGCTACCAAGGCTTTGTTCGACGCTCTTAAGAAGAACTATACAGAGATGTGGATGTCATCAGACCCAGATGACTCCGAGGTAAGGGATGAGGCGTATCTGATGATACGTGCCATCGCGGATCTACAGGGGCAGATTGAGACGATGGCGTCAGCCCCAGATGTAGTCGCGTTTAACCGCCGCTTGAAGGGGCGATAATTTAGGAGTATTTACTTATGAGTTTAACCGAGCAGTCGCAGACCCGCGAAATCGGTGTATCAGAAGCTGCAAACCGTATGGCGGCACTACTGGGAGGCGATGAGCCGAAACCCACGGCGCAGCAGGAAGCAGCTCCTGCCGAGGCACAAGAGGCCGAGGCGACGGCAGATGAGGTCATTGAGACCCCAGTGCAAGATGAAGGTCACGCTGTAGAAGCGTCAGACGGCACTGAGGAGACCGAGTATGTCGGGGACCAAGAAGGTGGCACAGAAGAGAATCTGTCACCGGAATCGCTCGTAACCGTCAAGATTGACGGACAGACGCAGCAGATCCCGCTGAAGGAAGCTCTGGAAGGTTACCAGCGACAGTCCGATTATTCGCGTAGAATGAACCAACTCCGCGAGGAGAAGGTCGCATTCGAGCAAGAATCTGAGGCAGTAAGAACGGAACGCCAGCAATACGCGACCCTGATCGAAGCGCTTGACCAGCAACTCCAACAGTTGATGCCGCAAGAGCCAGATTGGGAACGGTTGCACCGGGAAGATCCGTTAAACTTTCCTCTGGTCGAAAAGCAATGGCGAGACTACCAGTCCCGCATGGCTGCGACGAAAGCCGAAAAGGAACGTCTCAGCTATTTGCAGCAGAAGGAAGAACAGGATCGGTTGAAGACCATTGTGGAGCAGGGTCGCCAGTATTTGGTGAAACAGGTTCCGGAATGGAATGATGCCGATAAGTGGAACGAGGCACGGACACGTCTGAAGGAATACGGACAGCAAGTCGGTTATTCTGAAGACGAGCTAGCCCAAGCCTACGACCCACGAGCTATTCTTGTTCTTGAGAAGGCAAGGAAGTACGACATGCTAATGGCTAAGAAACCGCAACCTGATAAAAAGGAAGGTCCAAAGCCGTTGCGTTCAGGAAATGTTGCCTCAGCCCCTAAGCAGCAGACCGAAGTTGCTCGCGCGAAAATGCGTCTCAGTAAAACTGGTAGCGTCGATGACGCTGCTAAACTCTTTGGTCTAATGGAAAGCAGGAGACGATAATGCCTTCAGTAAGTAAAGTTCAAACCTATCAAGCTGTAAACGAACAGCGCGAAGATCTTTCGAACATCATCTATGACATCAGCCCGACCTCGACCCCGTTCATGTCGAACGTAGGCCGCGATACGGCAGACAACACCTACTTCGAGTGGCAGACTGACTCACTCGCAGCAGCTAACGGCTCGAACGCCCTCGTGGAAGGCGCAGACGCTGGTAACACGGACTTCACTGATACAAACCGCGTTGCAAACTACACGCAGATCAGCGGTAAGGTCGTTGCAGTTTCGGGTACAGCACAAGCTGTTAACATGGCTGGCATGCGCACGCTCTTGGCCTACAATCAGGCTAAGTCTGCGAAGGAACTCAAGCGCGACATGGAAAAGATCCTCCTGTCGAACCAAGCTGCTTCTGCTGGTAACAGCTCGACAGCTCGTTATACCGCTGGTGTTCCTGCTTGGTTGATCACGAACTCGGTTGCGAACGGTGCTACACCTCCAACCCTTTCGTCTTCACCAAACGGCTATCCTAACGCTGCTTGGACGAACCTCTCGACCTCGACGGACGTTGCATTCACCGAAACCATGCTCAAGACGGCAATTCAGAACGTCTGGTCACAGGGCGGCGAAGCAAAGATCCTCATGACGGGTCCGTATAACAAGACGGTTGCTTCTGGCTTTGCAGGTATCGCTCAACAGCGCATCACCTACAATCAGGTTCAGCCTGCTGGAATTATTGCGACCGCGGATGTTTACTTGTCCGACTTTGGCGAGGTGTCAATGGTTCCGAACCGCTTTGCTGATGAGCGTTTCGCACTCGTTCTCGACCCAGAATACGCATCTGTTGCGTATCTCCGTCCTTTCGAAACAATCGACATCGCTGCAACCGGCGACTCGATGAAGAAAGAACTCGTCGTGGAATACGGTCTCCGCATGAAAGCTGAAAAGGCTCATGCTGCTATCGCAAACCTCACGACTTCAGCCTGATAATAGAGAGGGGCGGTCCGCCGCCCCTCTTTTCTCTTGGGGAGCAACATGAAGCAGCAAGACTACGCACCGGGTGAGTTCATCTTAGGCCATGATGGTTTTACCAACACTACAACTAAGATGAAGGTCGAGCACGATGGCACGATGCACTTTATTGATACGACCGACATCAGCGATGTTGCGAAGTTTAACCAAGAAGAGATGAATAATGTTTCACGGACAACCAGATCTGGAGACATGGTTAGAGTCGCTCGTCTTCCTATGCTTGTTTTGTTGCAGCTTAAGGAGCGTGGTATTCTTCATGACAAGAATGCCTTGAAGCGGTGGTTGAATACTGAAGAAGCCCGTCCGTATCGGACTCACCATTACACGAGCTGACGATGACAATTACGAGTTATGCCACACTCCAGTCCGAGATCGCGTCATGGTTGAACCGTGACGATTTAACGTCTCAGATCCCGACTTTTATCCAGTTCGTGGAAGCTGATGTGAACAGCCGTTTACGCCATCAGAAAATGGTTGTGCGTGCTCAGGCGACCAGCAATCAAGAATGGTCTATTACGGCAAGATTCCGTCTCTCAGTGTTAGCGTTGCTTCTAACTGGTTACTCGTAAAGGCTCCTGACCTTTACCTGTATGGTGCTCTCGTTCACGCTTCACCGTTCCTGTTGGACGATCAGCGTGTCGGGTTATTCGCGAACATGTACAATTCGCGGCTTGATTCACTGCAACTTGAAAGCGATAAAGCGTTACATAGCGGGGGACCGCTCATTGCGCGCACGCGGATAACCTACGGATAAGGAGTTAGAAATGGCAGGTTTTACCAATTATTCAGAAAATCTTGTTCTGAACTGGGTTTTCACGACAAACTCGGCGACGCGCCCGACATCGTGGTACGTTGCGCTTTACACCGTTGCTCCTGGTGAATCGGGCGGCGGCACTGAGGTAAGCGGCACATCTTATGCCCGTCAGACTGTAAACTTCTCGGTAACAGGGACAGCTCCTACGACGGCTGCGAACAGTGCAGCAGTAGAGTTTCCGACAGCTGGCGGATCATGGGGTACGGTTGTAGCGGCAGGTATCTTCGATGCCTCGACAAGCGGTAACCTTTTGGCTTTCGCTAACCTTACGACTTCTAAGACAATCGACACTGGCGACGTGCTCCGCTTCAACACAGGCGCTCTCACGATCACCTTGGACTAATCGATGGCTAATGGTCGCGACTACGGTAGTTTCGATTACGGGTTAGGCGTTTACGGCACAGGTTTTGTCGTAGATGCCGATTGCGTTATCGCGGCTTCCTCTGACGCGACAGCTACACCGACGCGGATTATCAGTTCGACGTTAAACGTCATATCTGTCTCATCGTCAGGTGCAGCAGCCGCTGATACCGAGATTGCCTACTGTGACATAGCTGCCACAAGTACTGCCGCAGCAGTTGGTCAGCGCGTCAGAGAAGTCTCTGTCACCATGGCTGCAACAAGCGGCGCTACTGCTGGCGCTTATGCCATTAGGACTGTAAGTGCCACTATCGCGGGGCAGTCAGACGCGACGGCTGACGGGTATGCTGTTCAGCTTGCAGAGGCGATTGGAACAAGCGAAAGCGACGGTGTATTTACACCGACACGGATAACTGCGGGTGCGGCTGATATCGTTGCTGAGTCAAATGCAACAGCTGATGCGACAGTTACATGGTCAGCGCTTGCTGATATAGTTGGAGTATCGACGGCGACAGCGCAGGCGCAAGCAACACTTGTCGTTGTGGCTAATGCTGTCGCGACGAGCGGTATGGGTGCTACGGGACGCTATCTCTGGGAGCCAGAAGGCATAGAGGCAGAGACGTGGCAAACGCAAGAAAATGTGATACAGAATTGGGTAGTTCAGTCTACCGGCTCCCAGTCATGGGTTGTGCAGTAGGAGATAGTAATGGCGGATACATATACCACTAACCTTAACCTGACGAAGCCTGAAGTTGGCGCGTCTCGTGATACGTGGGGCACGAAGACAAACGGTGACTGGGACATCGTTGATGGTCTCTTTAACGCTGCCGGTAATGGCACGTCAGTTGGTCTGAATATCGGTACTGGTAAGACTTTGACGGTTACCGGAACTCTCACGGGTGCTGGTGTCTCGACATATCTTGCATCTCCTCCAGCGATTGGTGGAACTGCGGCTGCTGCGGGTAACTTCACGACACTCGGTGCAAGCGGTGACTTTACCATGTCCGGTACCGGTCAGATGAAACTCGCATCTGGCACAACGGCACAGCGTTCTGGATCGCCGACTGCTGGTATGATACGGTTTAATACGAGCAACACTGCATTTGAAGGCTATAACGGTTCCGCATGGGGTAATATCGGTGGCGGTGCTGCTGGTGGTGGTTCAGATGCAATCTTCTGGAATAACGGTCAGACTGTGAACACGAGCTACAGCATTCCTGCGAGCACTAACGCTGGTACGTTCGGGCCAATTACGATTGCGAGCACGGCAACAGTGACTATTCCTTCTTCATCTAGCTGGACTGTGGTGTAATCATGGGTAATTTAACTCTTAACGGCGCAACAAGCGGACAGCTTACTCTTGCTCCTCCGGCAGTAGCGGGAACGAATACGCTTACGCTTCCAGCTCAAACAGCAACAGTTCTTACCGATTCCTCTGGCGTATTAAACATTGGATCAGGCCAAGTTTATAAAGATGCCAGCGGCAACGTCGGTATTGGGACGAGTTCGCCAGCAAACCAATTAAGTGTTGTTGGAGCAGGTCAGGCAACTGCATCATATAATACAACAACAAGTCTTGGTGGATCAATTATACTTGGGGATACTGGATCATCATCTGGTAACGGTGGCGCTGTTGTTTTTGGCGCAAATAGCCAAGCATGGCGTTTTGCGGCAATAAAAGGAATTGTTACAAACGGAGGCGGCAACAGCCAAGGCGATATCGCTTTCTCAACAAGATATAGTTCAGGTGATTCAACATTAACAGAAGTAATGCGCGTCACCTCCAGCGGCAATCTGCTGGTGGGGACAACGACTAGCGGTGGGTGGTCTGGAGACGGACGGCTTGTAGGCGTAAAGGCTAACGGTGCTGGATGGGGCGGTTCATTTTATAAAACTGCCGATGTAAATGTTGCTGGTGGCGCTGCTTTATTTAGAGTTGATAATGCGACATCGATGTATGCGGCTTTTTATTATACGGGAACACAAACCGGTTCAATTTCAACAAACGGAACAACAACTGCTTTTAATACGGCTTCAGATTATCGTTTAAAAGAAAATGTCACGCCAATAACAACGGGATTGGCAACTGTCTCCGCTCTTAAACCCGTCACTTATGACTGGATCAGCGACAAGTCAAAGGGAGAGGGTTTTCTTGCCCACGAGTTGCAAGAAGTTATTCCTGCCGCTGTTACAGGTGAAAAAGACGCTATTGACGAAGAAGGCAATATCAAACCGCAGGGCGTAGATTACAGCAAAATCGTCGTTCACCTTGTAGCCGCAGTTCAAGAACTTAAAGCAGACAACGATGCGCTCAAGGCTCGCATTACAGCATTGGAGGCTAAATAATGCCTGCACTTCTTAAAACTACGCAAATCCAAGAACCGTCATCAGCGACAGTAAACCTGACGCTTGATACTCTTGGTAATGCCTCATTTGCTGGGATGCCTTATGGCGCATCGTCCTTC